ATGATCAAGGGCATCCAAGAGGCTATCCAGCCTTCCTACGGGGACTCCCGAAAAAACTCTTAAGGGACACTTACTCACAGGCTCGGGCTTACGTCTGGGCTCACGGTGGGTGTCCTGACAACATCCCAGCAGACGACATGCGGAACATTGAGATCATGCTGCATGACGGTTATCTGGGGAACAAGGCTATGCTCTTAGCCTTGAGTGGCTTTGCTACTGGGAACCTAAACGCTAAACTCCGACAAGGGAACAAAGCGTTTGAGATGAAGGATATTCTTCCTTCAACCCATGAGTACATTGTTCCTCCGTTGACGGAAGAGGAACAAAAGGTTGCCGTCAACAACAATCTGATTTCCTTCATGGCTCAGGCCCCAGGCGCGGAGAAGTTGTTTGGCGTACATACCCAATGAGCGAGGGGTCAAGTTAGAGGGATTTGCTGAGTTTGAGCAGCAACTTCGGGACTTGGCTCAAGGCTATCGCGCTGACCTAGTTGCGAGGAACACCCTCGTAAAGGCGGCGCGTAATGCTATGTTGCCGGTGTATCAGCGGGTTGAGCAGACTGCTCCCTATGATGAAAGCAACACCGGACCAATCCACCTTAGAGATACGGTCAAGCTAGACGCCAGAATCCCTCATGGCAGGGACAAGATGTCCAAGTACGTCAACGAGACGGACTCGGCTATTGCGATTGTTTCGGTCAAGAAGAGCGCAGTGTCTCTGGCTCAGGAGTTTGGGACAAGTAAGCTCAACCCTCAACCGTTTCTAAGACCGTCTTTGGATGCTCAAGTAGAGACTGTACTTAGCGCACTGAAGAGCGAGTTAGCTTACATAATCCCTGCTTACGCGAAGCGACTGAATCGAAGGAAGAAGTAATGGCATCCAGCAACATTGCTCGACTTGGTGTCGTTCTTGGTCTTGATACTGCGTCATTTACTGCTGACGTTGACAAAGCTATTGCTGAGACTAGGAACCTCAAGGCAGCCATTACTCGGGAATCTAATGCTGCGGCTAAAGAGATTGTTGCTCTTAAATACGCCACTGAAGACTATGGCAAAGAGGTTTCCAAGGTAACGCAGATTGAGCGTGAGATTGCCGCAGGTAGATTCAAGAACGCGGCTCCTGCTCTTCAGCAACAGCTTCTTGCCCAGGCTAAGGCTTACGATGAAGTGTCTGCGGCGGGCAAGCGGACGATGGGGGTTCTGTCTGAGCAGCAGAAACTTGCTATCACCTACCAAACAACTGACCTTGTAACCCAGATCGCATCAGGCCAAAACGCCATGATAGCTCTGCTCCAGCAGGGTGGTCAGTTAAAGGATCAGTTCGGCGGCATAGGCAATATGTTCAAAGCCCTGGCAGCGATGATCACGCCGATGAAGGTGGCGATCACAGGGCTTGCTGCTGGATTTGGTGTACTAGGAGTTGCGTTTTATCAAGGCGCTAGAGACGCAGCAGAACTAAGAGATCAGTTGATCCTGACAGGCAATTACGCCAACCTGACTCAAAAGACCTTCCTTGATCTGGCCGATACGGTCAGCACAAAGACCAACTTGTCTATTGGCAAAACCAAAGACATCTTGATGGAGTTGGTCAAGTCTGGAAAGTTCACAGATCAATCTCTAGGTTCTGTCGCCCAGGCTATTGCCAACGTCACCAAGTTGTCTGGTGAAACAGCTACTGAGGTTGCTCAGAAACTAATCCCTGCTTTTGATGGCGGCGCGTCTTCTATTAAGTCGCTCAATGACAGGATGAATTTCCTCACGCTTGAGCAATACAAGCACATTGTTCTTCTTGATAAGCAAGGCAAAGCTCAAGAGGCGGCCAAGGTTGCTGCTGATGCGCTGAATAAGAAACTGCAAGACCAAGAGCGCCAAGTGGGAACTCTTGAGGGCGCATGGACGAAACTTAAGAACGCGGCTAGTGCGGCATGGAATGCTCTGCTTAATATCGGTCGTCCACAAACACTTGAAGAGCAACTGGATCAGATAAACCAGTTCATCACTGCTGCGGCAAATCAACTTAATAAGGCTAATCCTGACTCTGTGTACTACGGTAAGTTATTGCAGAGTTTTCAGGATTTTGTATCCAAACGTCAAGCAATTCTTGACAAAATGCAAGCCGGTGAAGAAGCAGCAAAGAAATCACAACAGGATACGCAAGCAATCAACGATGAGGTTAAGTTTGGCGAAAAGCGCCGACAGCTTGCTTTTGAGATTGATCAAGCAATAGTCAAGAATCAATATGATCTTCGTAGGATGACTGCAAATGACATGATGACTATTGAGTTAAACGCTCAAGAAAAGATATTCCTTGCCAGAAACGAAATGGCAAAAAAGAACCAAGCAGAAGCTGATGTATTTGTTGAGCAAAATGCAAAACTACTTTCTCAACAGTTAATTCAAATTGAGCAGGATAAGCAAAAGCAACTGCGTGACCTTGCAAGAAAGCGTTACGCAGATGAAATGGCCGACCGTCAGAAACTTGCTGATGAGGCCATGAATGATCTTGCTCAAGAACTATCGCGTAGGGATCAGATTTACAACCAGTTGGTTCAGGCAGGTCAAGTAGAAAAGGAAAGCCTTGAGTACGAAATGCAGAAACTGCAACTCAAAGGTTCTCTGATCGGAGCCTCTGACAAAGCACTTCAGATTGCCATGCTGGAGTTGGAAACTCAGAGAAAGATCGCTGAGATCATGGCTAATCCTGATCTCAGTCCTGAGAAGCGCGATCTATTGGTCTCCCAGGCTCGAAGGAACCAAGGTATGCAAGAGATGTTCATCTCTATGCAGGACTCTCTGAAGGCCACTCAGCGTGTCTACGATGCCGTGTTTGGGAACATGGAAAAGGCACTCGAGAACTTTGTCCGCACTGGAAAGCTATCGTTCAAAGACTTGGCTCGGTCGATCATCCAAGACTTGATCATGATTCAGTTGAAAGCCTCGGCAACGATGCTGTTCAACTCTTTCTTAAGGTCTATGGGATTCTCATTTGGATCGGCCAGCGGCGGAACCATCACTGGAGGTTCTGGGCTTATTCCTCGGGCCTATGGAGGTTCTGTCAACGCGGGGACTTCCTACATGGTTGGAGAGAAGGGACCAGAGATGTTTGTGCCTCGCACATCTGGGACTATTGTTCCCAATAACGCTCTATCCTCTGTTGGCGGTTCTCAGATTATTAACAACTACAACATCCAAGCGATTGACGTAAAGAGTTTTGAGGATAGGATCATGGGAAGTAGTACAGCGGTGTGGGCGGCTAATGCCTACGCTAACAAGTCTCTTGCCATTGGAAGAGGACGCGCATAATGTCGTTTCAATCGATAGTCGATATTCAGCAGTCCATGACTGTGAATAACCGGCGTACTGTCGGCCAGCAAGTCTCTAGAGGCGGACAGATCAGGACTGCTCAGTACCTTACTGCTGTGCCTTGGGTGTTCACCATCGTCCCTCACAATTATCTGTACTACCCACAGGTCCGAGATGTTATCCAGACGATTGACAACCTTGACCGTCAAACTGCTGCAAACATCACTTTTTCTAGCAGTAACCTTAGCTGGTTTACTGCTTATCGCGGTGGCCTATCTGGTGCCCAGGCGGCGGCGCTGACTCTGGCTTCTGTGCCTGCGGCTAACGCAACTACGATCTCTATTGGGAACCTGCCCGCTGTAGGAAGCTCTGTAGTCGTCCTGGCGGCGGGAGACTTCATCCAACTAGGGTCTTACGTCTACAAGATCACTGCGGACGCTCTAAGGGGCGGCGCGGCCACTGTCAATGCTACGATTCACCGGCCTGTGATTGGTACACCTTCTACGGGTACGTTGACCGCTGTTGGCTCTGCTGTGAGTTTTCCTGTGTACGCAGAGCAGTGCCCGACTTACACTCTGACCCCAATGACCAATGGTGCTTTTGTGAACTGGGACGGTCCTTTTGTGTTTAGGGAGAACGTGGCTCCATGAGTACGACAATGAACGCGCTTTCGAGCGCAAATATAAGACACGCTGAGTTTGTCAGGCTTCAGATTGGCAACCCAGTAACGACGACTTACTCATTCTGCAATGCTGCCGCTCCGATTACGGTTAGTGGCATCACCTTCTCTAACCTCGGGATGCTGCTCCAGCTTGGGGATATTCCTCAAGACATCAAAAGCACATCCGACGACATCACGATCAGCCTGACGGGTATTGATCCTACCAACGTAGGCTTAATACTTTCTTCTAATATCAAAGGCTCCACGGTAGAAATCTGGCGAGGCTTCCTAGATTCAAACAACCAGATCATCACCAGCCCATCAACTCAATTCTTCAAGAGATACACAGGGATCATCAACTCTGTAGGCATCTCTGAAGACTTTAACGATCAGGCTAGGACTCGCGTAGCTACCTGCACCATCTCCTGCACCTCAATGAGGAAGGTTCTCGAGAACCGTATTGCAGGACTCAGGACTAACCAGAAGTCCTGGCAGTTCTACTATCCTAGTGATACATCCATGAACCGCGTTTCTGCGATCTCCAATCAATATTTTGACTTTGGAGCGCCACCACAAACAGGTAGTGTTTCTACTCCAAGCGAAGACAAGTTACCGCAAGAATTCAGAGATCAACCATGATCCGCTTCGCGTCTAAGTTTGACGTACCTGCATGTACCGAGATGATGCGTAGGTACGCAAGCGAGTCGCCTATTGACGCGCTCAGAGACCCTAAAGTACAGAATGATGACTATGTAAAAGCCTTGATTGAGTCTTTGATCATTGGAAGAGGGTTTGTCCTATTGGATGATCAGATGCGAGGCATGTTGGCGGCCATCATCACGCCTAACTTTTGGTGTCCACAAGTCGCAGAGATCAAAGAAGTCGCTTGGTGGGTTCATCCTGAATATAGACAGGGCACAATCGGCGGAAGACTATTCTTTGAGTTTGTGAAGCACTCGGAAGAACTGATCCGAGAAAAACGTGCGGACATCGTATGTGCATCACTCATGCACACAAGTTCTGTGCAAAGTCTTCCAGGCTTCAAGAAGATCGAAACGACATTTGTTAAGGAATAAGATATGCCATCAACGATAATTATTGCTGCTACATATGGTTCAACAGCAGTAGCTGCGGCGGCGTTAGGTACGGTTGGTTTAGCTATTGCTCAATTTGCAATAAATTTTGCTGCGTCTTACATCATCACTCGAGTCTTCGGCCAGAAGGCTCCAACTCAAGTAGACAACGGAGTTAGGCAACAAGTACCTCCTAGCTCTACCAACTCAATCCCTGTCGTTTATGGCGATGCCTGGATGGGAGGCACGTTTGTGGATGCTGTGCTGTCCACAGATCAAAAGACAATGTACTACGTCCTGGCGATCTCTAACATCTCGCCAAACGGACAATTTACTTTTGATAGAACCAAGTTCTACTACGGTGATCGGCTTGTTGCTTTTGACGGTACTGATCCAACTAAAGTTATATCGTTGACTGACGGTGATGGAAACGTAGACACCAAGGTTTCTGGAAACCTATACATCAATCTCTACACCTCGACCACTGCTGGCGTTATCACTAATGTCACAGGGACTTCCCCATCCACGTTCATGGGTGGAAGCGACATTGCTGCTGGCCTACGTTGGACCGGCACTCGGCAGATGAATGGTCTGGCGTTTGCCATCGTCAAACTCATCTATAACCGGGATGCTGGGACGACCTCTCTCCAGCCTGTCACCTTTAAGGTCAAACACGCACTGAACGGGACAGGTGTTGCAAAGCCTGGGGATGTGCTTTACGACTACTTGACCTCCACAACCTACGGAGGAGCGGTTCCTGCGGCTTCAGTCAATACGACTGCCTGCAACGCCTTGAACACTTACTCGGACGCCACGATCACCTACACGCCTTCTGGTGGCGGCTCTTCTACTCAAGCTAGGTATCGAATCAACGGGGTCATTGACACCGGAAGATCGGTCCTAGAAAACGTAGACAACATTCTGACAGCGTGTGACTCTTGGTTGTCTTACCAAGCCTCTACAGGTCAATGGGCTCCGGTAATCAACAAAGCAGAATCTACGGCTTTTGCCTTTAACGACTCCAACATCATTGGAGAGATCAAAGTCTCTGTGGTTGATCTTGCATCTTCTATTAACCAGATCGAAGTCTCATTCCCATTTAAGGACAACAAAGATCAACCGGAGTACGTTTTCCTCCAGACTCCTGCTGGGCTTCTCTATCCTAATGAGCCAGTAAACAAATACTCAACCAGCTTTGATCTGGTTAATGACTCAGTACAAGCTAGTTATCTGGCTAACCGTATTCTTGAGCAGGCCCGAGAAGACCTAATCGTTTCTTTCTCTACTGCATATACAGGTATTCAGGTAGACGCTGGAGATGTGATCTCCGTAACAAATGCAGATTACGGGTGGTCAGCAAAACTATTCCGGGTTACGAAAGTTCAGGAGGCTTCTCTTCCTGATGGAAACCTTGGGGCCAGACTTGAAGCGTCAGAATACAACGCCGCTGTTTACGATGATGGAAGCATCACTCAATTCACGCCTGCTCCTAATTCGTCATTGGCAAGCGTTTATTTCTTCCCTGCACTATCTGCTCCGACATTCTCAGATCAACTTCCCGCGAACAATCCGCCTAAGTTTAGTGTTTCCTGTCAGCTTCCATCTTCAGGAAGAGTAACAACAATCAGTCTGTTTTACACAACTGTAGCTTCCCCTACTCAAACTGATTGGAAGATTTGGGCTACTCAAATATCTCCCAACTCTCAACCATTCACACCTGGGGCGACGATCAAGTTCACGGATGTGATACTTGGTAGCGCGACATATTACTTTGCTTTCAGTGTTTCTAATGAATACGGTTCTTCTCAACTCTCCACAATATCATCTGCTTTTTCTTGGGCAACAATAACTATTGATGCTTCTTTCTATACTTATTTCTCTCCATCATCTATTTCTGTATCAAGAACTGGCGGCACTCCATCATTTACTGGTATCAACCCAAGACTTTACGGATCAACCAGTAGTGGAGCAGTTGATTTTGTTACGTCACAAACAGACTCTGACGCTGCGTTTGTAAATAACACTTGGCGCATCGGCGGAAGCTCAACAACAGGAAATGGAGACATCACCACAACTGGTGGATTGACGCTTGGTTCTATTACTGATGGCGGGACATATGCTCAGTGGGGCACTCCTACAGCGATGAGCAGTACACCGGCTACTTTAAGTGTTCCTGTCAGATACAAAGACAATGCAGGGAATGTTTATCAATATTCTGGTTCTGCATTGCAATTCATCTTTGTAGATAACGGAACCAATGGAGTTGATGGCCTTCAGTACGCTGAACCTACTGTTTACCAGTGGGCAGCGACGATACCAGCAGGCCCGTCTGGATCGGCCACGTATACATGGTCTACAGGATCATTCGGCTCGGCTCCTTCTGGATGGTCTTTGACCCCAGGTTCATCTCCTTCTGTTGGTTTCACGCTTTGGGGAGCGACTGTTAATCTCATCGCTTCTGCTAGCACAACCTCGACCAGCTTCAACTGGACAAGTGCTTCCATAACAGCAAGGGGATATGCAGGCACTAACGGAGCCACAGGAACTAATGGCGCTTCATCAAGGATTTGCTATACATCAACCGACCTAACGGCCCTAAGTTCAAGTCCCGCAACAATTACGACTTCTGGCAGTACAAGTTTCCCTTCTGCTGGCTCATGGGGCGCGACTATTGGAGGCGTAAGTCAAAGCTGGGTAGCGACTCCTCCAGCAATTATTGCTGGGCAATCTGTTTATCAAAGCGATGGTATTTATGACCCAGCGACCGGCAACACGGTTTGGAATGTTCCTTACCTGTCTACTCTTAAAGTTGGGTCATTGTCTGCTATCACGGTAAATACTGGAGCATTGACTGTCCAAGATTCATTGACTATTAGTACAACAGGCAATATTAAAGGTGGTCAAACAGCATATAACACAGGAACTGGCTTTTTCCTTGGTTATTCAGGTGCTGCTTATAAGTTTTCAATCGGTTCATCAACTCAGTCTTTGACTTGGGATGGCACCAGTTTGAATATTGATGGAAAATTAAATTGTACTACAACTTATCAAAGCGGATTGTTTTATACGGTTGCCAAATTTACTGACCCAGGTGGTGCGTTTGCTGCTGATATTACAAATTGGTCAACAAATTCAAAATCAACCGGAACTGCTGTTGTCGGAAGTGCTACTTATTTGGGAGTTTCAGGTAGTACCAGTTCATACCGAGGTGTTCAAGGGACCACAACTGGAGGAGTAACAACCTATGCTGTATATGGCAGTGGAGGCTCTGGAATTGGTATAGGATCAACATCAGCTCATATAGCAGTTGAGGCTACTGCAACTGGCACTGGAACTGCCATTTATGTTAATGGCCCAATGACCATTACTAATACAACAGTGGTTGCAAACCTTAATGCTGATATGGTTGATGGCCGGCATGTTGGAACTGGAAGCAATCAAATACCTATTAACAATGACACTGTAAATCCAGGTCTTGTTGCTGGATATCTTGGTTTTGGAACTAATAAATATTATTTGTCTGGAACTAATGCTACTGGAACTGCAACAGCAACAACGTCTTACACAACTAAGCCTGGAGCCAACAGTACAAATCAATGGTTAAAATTAACAATTAACTCAAGTGATTATTACATACCAATTTGGCCTGCTTAAAGGAAATAACATGAGAACACAGACAATCCCAGAACAAGTCGTTAACGAGGACATCATCTCGTTTGAGCACATAGTTAATTCTTATGTTAGATTTTTGGTTGGCAAGGGTGAAATTGTTGATGGTAAATTTCAACCCTTCCCTTCACAGACCTATGATTCATTTGTGATCTGTGACACGCCAGGGCTAACTGCCGCTGATGGCACAGTGATCAGAGAAGATCGCTTTGACTACACAGAGCTTATGAGCGCGAATCCTTCATGGGCTCCGCATAAGCCTGCTGGAGTCTTTCGTCAAGATGATCTTTGGCACTTTGTTGACTTGATCAGATCAAGGCCATAGAATCATTCAGCCTCGCTGGCCTGCAAGTCTGTAGGTAGCGGTTAACCGGAGTACCGGGATGGCAGTTTTCTCCCAGAACACCCTGAACCAAGTCTCAGGGTTCAACAATCAGATTCTGTCTTCTGAGTTGGTTTACCAGCAGAAGATTTACTGGAATCTGTCCATTAAGAACGCTGGCACTGCAACCAATCTCACTGGTTGCACGATAGATGCCCAGATTGTTCGCCGAGTCGTTTCAAACCTTCAGGATACCCGTAGGGGCCTGTCGTTTGACCTTAGCGACTACACGCCGACTCCGACTCCTATCAATCTGACGATCTCCAACCGCGTGGATGCGGCGGGTACGTTCACGGTTGCAATGGACGACACAACCTGGGTGTTGGTTGGTGATCCTGATCTAGAGATCAACGATCAGAACCCTGCTTGTTTCACAGGCAGGATCAAGATCAGTTTTCCTGCTGGCACAAGCCCTGCGGAGGATGTGATCATCTTCCTGATGTTCCTTGTACGTTCTGACGGGGTGGTGAACACATGAGTTACGAAGTGACCGTCAGCGGGCAGGATGTGTCCGTAACGATTGACCGAGGTGTTGCAGGCCGAGGGGTCAGCAACATCGCTCAAACGGGCTCAGGAGCCAATATCAACTGGGTAGTGACCTATTCAGACGGGACGACCCAAACGCTCGGTCCTGTGGGCTATTCGGCCTATTCTGGTACGTCTCCGATCAACATCGCTGGGTCGGTGATCTCGCTGAACACCGTGCCCATTGCTTCAGGTGGAACTGGTGCTACGGACGCGGCCACAGCCAGGACGAATCTCGGTCTTGGAAGTCTGTCTCTCCAGGCGGCTAACTCGGTTGCGATCACTGGCGGGTCTGTCGCTGTAGCTACACTGAGTGCTACAGGGGCTTTCTCGCTCACGGGTGATCAGGTTCAAGTCTCTGAAGGTGGAACCGGAGCGACTACAGCGCCTGGGGCAAGGACTAACCTCGGTGCTGCTGCTTCTGGAGCGAACACCGACATCACCTCTCTCTTGGGGGTAACTGGTGGTGTAGGGACTGCGGACTACTACGACCTAGACACTGGAGCGACTGTCGCTAACGCTGTTGGTCGTCTTTACTGGAATGGAGCCACGGGAACTGCCCAAATGGGCATGGTTGGTGGCAACGTAACCAGCCAGATCGGCCAGAGTCTTCTTGCGTATGTGGTCAACGCTGAGTCCACCACAATCGGTAAGGGACAAGCGGTCTATCTCTTCCAGGCTCAAGGTAACAAGGCTTCAGTAAAACTAGCCAACAACACTGGCGATCCGACCTCTGCCAAGACATTGGGTCTTGCTGCTGAGAACATCGTTGCCGGTCAGGCTGGCTTTGTGATGTGTCAAGGTGTCTTGGAAGGAGTCAATACCGGTGCTTACGCTGAAGGCGACACCCTATATCTCGGCTCTAGCCCAGGCTCTCTGACAAGCGTTAAGCCTGCTGCGCCTAACCATCTTGTCTATCTTGGTGTAGTCGAGAGGGCTAACGCTGGCAACGGCCAAATCTATGTCCGCGCCCAGAACGGATATGAGCTAGATGAGATTCACGATGTCCAGATCACTGCTCCGACATCTGGTCAGATTCTGATCTACAACGGAACCCTGTGGCAGAACCAGAGTTTCTTCCTTGCCAAGACAGGCTATTCTGTTGGTGGGACTGTTACTCAAGCTACCAGTAAAAATACTGCCGTAACGCTCAATGCGCCAAGCGGTCAGGTTGTAGTGAATGCCTCAAATCTCTTGGTTGGAGCGATTGCTAGGTTTACACTTAACAACACATCGATTGAAGCCAACGATGTTGTTGTAGTGAACAGAAAATCTGGTGGCGGTGATTCCTCGTATCATGTGTGGACCGACAGTGTTTCTGCGGGTTCTTGTGGAATTTGCATTGAAAACGTCAGTGG